TGAGCATCTGTGAGCGCAGTGGCTCTGGTAGTGATTGCAGTGTTGCCATGTAGCCAGTCCCAAGCAAGTAAGGGTTGTCGCTGATTCGCGAAGGGATGAAGGTGCGCGACATGGGCTTGATGATCTCAGCCTTCTCGAACTTGTCGCGGTCAAAGTCGTAGATGTTCTCACCCTTGACGATGACGAACTCGCGGCCATCGGCCACCTCAAAGTCTTTGCCAGCCACCGTGGCAAACCAGCGCAGCTCGCCAGCCTTGGCGGGGTTGGGGTGCTTCTTGTCGAGCCACGGCCCAAAGTATTTGATAATCCAGCGCCCTTCGGCTGTGGTCGGTGGGTTGAACGTCATCAGCGCTTGGCATGGCTGGTTTGGCACGGTTGTACGCAGCCAGCCCAGCAAGAAGCGCACTTGCTCCTCGCGCATGTTGGCAGCTTCGTCAAACACCAGCAGGTCGTGCGGCCGACCTTGGTACTTCTTTTCGTCACCGAGGTTTGGGAACGAGCCAAACTCGATCTGGATTCGCACGCCATCAGCGCGTGAGGTGCGCCAGATGTTTTGCTGGCCGTTGTAGCCGTTGCGGGTTTTGAGCAGGTCTGTGAATCGGTCAATCACACCAGTCAGCTCAGTGCCGTTCTGGCGAAAGATGCCGATCTTGCGGTGGCGCGTCAGGCTCTTTCCACAGGCCAAGTCGGTCTTGCCACCACCCGCAGCACCACCGTAGCCAATGATGTCAGCCTCGGACTCATAGGCCATCGTCTGCGGCCCTTCCAATGGTCGCCAGATGGTCTTGTCGCTGGTCAGCAGTGAGTCAAGCTCCGCAAGCTCCTCTGGTGTGAGGTATTGCAGCAGCGTTGGGTCAAACACCTGTGCCATTTTTGCGTGCTGCGGCAGCGGCCAGAATGGACTGGAGCTTGGCTGCACGCTCGGTGTCATCGATCATGATTGCGCCGCCATCAGCGCCTGTGACCTCTGTCGTGGTCTTGTCGCCGTACTTCTTAGGGTTCCACTTGGCCAAGAGCTTCAGACGCATCTCTGCGCGGTTCTTGAGCCAGCCAACGTGGGCGCTGTCGCGGTGTTTGCTGCCGCCAAACTGCGACCAAGTCTTGGCAATCTCAGGCTCAGTGTCGATGATTTCAAGGCACTCATCTGCAATGGCATCGTGGCCAACATCGCGTGCGTGCGCGAAGCGTTGAGCAAAGTCCTTGTCTTTCTCCATCCAAAGGTACACGGTGGAGTAGTGAATGTCGTTGTCCCTGCACCATTGGCGCAAGGTATTACCCAAAGCAATCCACTCGCAAATGGCTTGAGCTTTGTCTTGTGGTACGGCTTCAGGTGGTCGGCCCATTTTTTTTGTCATTGACTTTTTTCCATCCTGCTGGGGTTTGAGCGCGGCGCTCGTATCGGCAAACCTTGGCCACAAAGTGTCGGCAAATGTTCAACTCTTGGGCAATCTTGCGGTAGCCCATGTGCCTATCTTCGTGCATCTCTCGAATCAGGTCGACTGTCTCATCGGAGATGGTCGAGTTGTGATGGGAAGAACCGATGCGCCGCCCATCTTCGTTGATTGCGACAAACTTCTTGGCCTCGCTCATTTTTTCTTTTTGAACATTTTGTGCCAAGGTGTTTTCTTCACGCCCTCGCTCGCCAGCTTCTTGGCTTCTGACTGGCTCATGTGGTGAGCCTTGGCCACCTTTGGGTTGTGAGCTGCGGCTTCAAAGAGCCTGTGTGCTTTGGCTGAGTAGGGCATGTGTCACCTCAATACTTCGGTGGCTTTGGTGGTTTCTTGCTTTTTGAATTGGCCATGCTGTTCTCCATCGTGGTTGATATGCTCGCGACATTCTGCCACAGTGTTGATGTGGCTGCAACGCAGGTCACCTGTCTGCTGCAATGCCCAGTCGACTGAGGCCCGATCAATGGCCCAACCCTCGCGGGTCAGGTCAAGGATGCGGGTTGCGTCACTTTCGGTTTCTTGCGTGAATCTCACGCATCACCTCTTTGAGCTTGGCCACACTGGCTTCGCCTCGCGGCTTCAATCTTGCGAACAACTGCTCTCTCCGCTTGTGCAATGGCAATGCGAGCAGATGCCTTGCTTCGCATTCTTCGCGCCATGCGGGACAGTAGCTGCAAACTTTTCGGCCACTGATAAGCGTGACCGACTCTTCTTTTGAACAATCGGCGCATCGCATCAATGTGCTTTCTGGCTTGCAGCCTGAGTGTGTGTTAGCCAGCCATCGATGATCTTGATGATCTCGCCAAGAGTCAACTCAGCGAATGCGCGGTCTGCTTTGTTGTCTGCGTTGCCGTCTGTTTCCCAGCCAATGCTGAAGTTGCAAACGCCATATCCATCAGGCTGAAAGAAAAACTTAATGCACGGTGCGCCAGCTTCATCTTGCGCTCGAATCATCGCCACTTGTGTAAATCGCTTCACCTCGAATACTTTTACAAACTTCATCTCTTACTCCCAGAACCATGCCGCAACGGCAAACAAAAAAAGCCCTGCCCAAATCATGAACAGACCAACGTCAATGTACACAATCATTTTTCACTCCTTCACTGCGTGTGCAGCAGCCCATGCAGCAGAAGCAATTCTGTATGCGTGTTGCTCTTGGTCTTCACCTTCTAATGGATGAAGCCCAGACCCAATTTCAAACCACCAAAAACCAAACTCATGATGGTTTAACGGCTCACGATTTGTCTGAGCAATATCTGCTCTGTTGTACTCAATGTCGCTGTCGTGAATTTTTTCATGACACCATGTCACGCCTTCGTGGTCATAAAAATCAGCATCGCATTCATTCTCTTCACAGACTTGCAGGTAAATTTTTTCTGGTGCGTTTTTCATTTGTTCAATCCTTTCAACATAGTTTCAACCTCTTCGATTAGTTGCAGCGTTGTCCAGTTCGGTGCATTCCTGATAAGTAGGACTTTGTGCTTGTCTGTTAAACCGTTCCACTCTTCAATGTAAATGTCTTCTGTTGGCACGGTTTCACTTAAAAAATTTTCGCCATCAAACCAAACTTTTCTCATATCAGTCATGGCCGCTCTCCTTTTGGCCAAGGTTTAACTGGAACCCAAACGGTTTTCTGTGGCGTGTAGTTTGGGTGATGCTGCTTACGCTCGACTGGCGTGCTTGTGTCGATCTTTTTCTTTGGCGGCGTGATTGCTCGCTGCAAAACTTTGCGAGGTTGACGGCGCAGGTCTGTCATCCAGTTTGGGTTGCACGGTTTGAAGCGCGGGTGATTTTCATCAGGCTCTGGCGCATCAGCAGGTGGCGTGATGATTTTCCAAACCGATGTGAAGCGACCATTGCCAACATTCAAAACCCACTCTGCAATGTAGGTGTCAGGCATCAACTTGAGTGACCTGCGAACGCTGTCGGGCGATGCCTTTACTGACTCAGCCAAACCTGCGATGGTCATGCCGTGTGAGTCTTGGCGCATAAAGTCGCGCAGCTTTTGTGATAGTTGATTCTTTGCGGTCATGTCTTACTCCTTAATGCCGTGGGCGGCTTCGATTGCTCTGGCGTCTGACACCATTTTGAACAAACTATCGTGATTTGCAGGGCTTGTTTTGTTTTGCTTGCACCAGTCCATAAGCCAAGCCCATATCCAATCTGCATCCGTCAGCGGCTTGCGTTGTTGTGGTGTGGTGTAGCGTTTCATGTACGGTACAAACCCACGCAAAATACGAAGTGCAAGCATTGCGTCCCTGTTTACAGGGTCGTGAAATGGGGTCTTTCTGCCGTAATGTTCCTCAATTACTCGGTCAAATGCTTCGCACATATCGTCGAGGTTGTATCCAGCCCACGCTACAGGCTCTTGCTCTTGCTCTTGCTTTGGATGTTGTAGTGTGGTGTAAATAAGTGGTCTGCGTTTTGAATAGGCCAATGGTTCATATTGAACAACAACAGGTTTGTCCGTTTCTGGGTTTTGAGAATCAAGCCAACACGCCCACGCCACAGGCTCACCCTGCTCTTGCTTATCTGCCTCTGCGATGGCTTGGCGTAGAAATGAAACGGCTCTCTCAACCTTACTGGTTGCACTTTGCTCTGCTGGCACTCTTGGGCCACCAAAAACCGTTGTCAGCGGTTCCATGTAGCTGTGATATGACTCCAACGCCTCAAGCGCCTGTTTCATTGCTTCTTTACTCATGCTTGCGCTCCTCTAAAAATTTTTGACTTCCATTGTGTGACCACCATGCCGTGAACACTTGCGCTTTCTGCGCGAACCCATCCGATGGAATCGACAACACCACTGCGGCGTGCCTTGAGTGCGATTGCACCCCATGCGCGTGAGTCAGGTGGTGCTGGCATGTCTTTGAATGCTGCACGCACTTGCTCGGTGGTGAAGCAGTCATGAGTCTCAGCAAACTCAACAAAGTTGCCGTAGGCAATCATCTGCCATGTAAGGCCAGCATTTTGTGCGGCTTGTTCTGCGCGAAAGTGTCCGATTGCTTGGCCGTTCATTTTGCAGCCTCCTTGCAGTCCACCTCTGGTTTGTACGCTGGCCAGTTGCCAGCCTTGACCATCTCGCAGTAGTGCTGCTCTTCTCGCAGTTGCTCTTCGTAGTCAATCGTGCCAGCGATGCCAAGCATGGCCAAGACGATTGCAATGACGTAGGTTGTTTTCATTTTGCTCTCTCCAGTTGTTTGGTTGAAAAATCAGCGAGTGACATCACGGTCTTGCCGCCAGTCTTGCCACCCTTGTAAACCAGCCGTGCCACTTCTTTGTCACCAACGACTGCTGGCGCTGGTGGCTTCAATCCCTTCATGCGGTACATGTCATCAGATGACCTGTCGCCAGACAGCATGCGCGGGTACTCGAATCGCTCTTGCCGTGTGTAGGCTTTGTGGGCCTCGCAGAAGCGGTGTTGCAGATAACTCAACTCCTCGTAGGTGCTGCGGCAAATCTTTGACCAGCCACCAAGGTCTTCGACCACAGCGTGGATTGCTGGGTCATCGAACACGATGTCGCTGTACGCACCGATGCGCTGCATGGCATCGAGGCATTTGCCCCATGCAAGCTGTGCGCGGTCTGTGGGCGTGCCTTGAAGCAATCGGACTATGTCTGCCACCTTTGGGGGGAATTGGCCGCGCTCTGGGTCGGTTGCGTGGCGTGTGAGTGCATGGCTCACCTGCTCAAGCTCAAACCCTTTGAAGGCTTCCCACCAAATGCCCAGCGTGAAAGCTGTTGCGTCTTGGCGGTAGTAGGCCATGACATCGGTGACCACTTGGGCCAAGCGTGGTTTGTCTGCTGGTGTCATACGAACGGCTCCTCTGGTTGGCTCAAGAACTCAGCCACGGCTGCGCGGTTTCGCTCTTCGAGTGCTGCTTGTTTGTTGACTGGTTGGTAGGCTGGCTTGCGTGCGGTGTCACGGCGAACCCAGTTTCTCCATGTGCTGAACCAATCCAGCTTGGCTGCATCTGAGCCAGCTTTTGCAATCCAGTAGTCCTTGAACTGCTCAAAGGTTTGACGTGCGTTTACCTCTGGCCTGTTGTCTGCAACCCAGTTAACCCATTCAACTGGCAGCTCAAAGTCCTCGGTCATGCGTGTTGCACGCTTGGCCTTCACCAATGGTTCTTGGTTTAATGGTTCTATGGTTCTATGGTTCTTGGTTGGCTTTCCAGTGGGTTGCGACTGGGAACCGACTGGGTTTTCTCCCTGTGTTTTCGGCCTTCCACCACGCTTGCCATTGGCACGATTGCGCTCTGCGAGCTGGTGATAGTGGGCTATTTCCTTGTCGCATCGGGCGTGTCTCCACCCCTCTTCGGTCAGCTCAAACATGTCAGCCAACACTGTGTCGATCACTTCGGAACCCACTCGTAACCGTTTGGAAACCCACTGGGTATCGGCTGGGATAGGTTGCTCGGTGTCGTAGTACATCTCGATGAGGCGGCGGTAGGCCAAGTCCTCTTCGTTGCTGAGATGCGCGGTGGCAGCTCGGTAGTCAGTGATGTGAAACGAGAAGTAGAACATCAGTCGCCACCGACTTTGATGAGATCAGAGATGCGCTTGCGGTACTTTGTCGCATGTTCCTGTGAGCATGCAACACAGTTGCCGTTCACGGTGTAGCGAAGCCGCTCGCCGCACTTCTTGCATGGATTGCCTTTGTATCGGCGCTCACCCAAGCGTGCAGCTTGCATTCGTTTTTCATCCATTTGACTCTCCTTGTAGTGTGAATGTGCAGTGAGTGTAACACACTACAAAGAGCGTCTGCAAACTATTTGTGATCGTCTGCTTTGCGGTCAATTTCCTCGATGGCGCGGCGGCAGTAGATGGCTGCATCGAGCAGCTCTTCGTACTGGTGCTGTAGCCATGCACGCAGCTCCAATGGGTTGTTGGCCACCTGCATGCCGTACTTGTTCAGGCCAAATGCTTGTCGGCGTGTGATGTCTTCACAGACTCTTGCTTCGGTTCCTAATGCCATGTTGCTCTCCAAATGGTGGGGTACTCGCCTTGTTGCTCCATCGCCAAATGTGCTGGGCAGGATTGCCCCAGCTTTCCCCCTTAACTTACTGCTGTGGTGGCAGGTCTGCCTCTTTGACAAACACGCCGTCAATCATGCGACCCTTGCGATCTTTGATTTCATCCCACGCTGCATCGATGCACTCTTCAGCAGTGACACCGTACTGCGCGGCCAAGATGGTCAGCACCACGAATGCGTCACCGATGCCGTCCATGATTGCGCCACGGTTCTTTCGTGCGATGCCAGCGGCCAGCTCGCCGACCTCCTCCACCAGCTTGACGAATTGCTTCTCAGGCGTGCTGCCGTTGACTAGGTTGCGAGCTTCTGCCCAGCCGCGAATGTTGCGAAAGTGTTCCATGTTTAAGTCCTAGAAGGGGATGTCATCGTCCATGTCTTCAAAGCCGCCTTTTGCTGGCGTTGAAGCAGGAGCCTGTGATTGTGCTGGCGCTGCCTGACGTGGTGCTGGCACTGCGCTGCTGTCGTTCTTTGGTGGCAGGTCGAGGTTGTCCACCTTGAGCTTGAGCTTGGTGCGAGGCGTGCCGTCTTTGGCTTTGTATTCTTCCATGCTGAGTGGGCCTTGCACGGTGACGCGCATGCCCTTGGCCAAGTAAGGCTGCACAGCTTCGGCACGCTTGCCCCACATCGTGCAGTCAACCCACATCGTGTTTGGCTTGTCGCGTGTGCCAGTCTGCACGCCGATTGCAAAGTTCAGGATGGCATCGCCATTGTGGTGGCGCATCTCAGGGTCGCGCCCAAGGTTGCCAGTTAAAACGCCGAGGTTCATAGTTGCTCCAGTTGAGTGATTGTGATTTGCACCGCGCCGTCTTTGACGACATCGCGCCGTGCGATTGAGATGAAGTCAAACTGCGAGTCATCTTCGATTGCATGAGCAAACGTCAACGAATCGAGCAAAGCCTTCAGGATGTTGTCAAGGTCACGCCTTCGCCTGTCAGGCGGGTAGGCTGCAATCTTGATGGCCAAGCGCCCCATCATTGGCTCCGCACCAGTTAGCTGCTGCTGCACCGCAAGACGGTACAAGCGGCCACGCTCGCTGATGATGGTGCGCCCTTTGATGTTGCGCCAGTATGTGTTGACCGTTGGTGGCCAAGGCAGCGTGTGCTGAATCATGCCTCGCGGCCAAAGATCAAGTCGTGTGCGCTGATGTTGATGCCACGCGCCCATGCCAGCTCAAGCAGCTTGCGTTGCACAGGTGTTGGCACAGTGCCTGACTTGCGCCAGCGTGAGATGGCCGCAGGGTCGCGGTCTATTGCGCGAGCGAGCTTTCGCACGCCGCCAAACGAGTGAATCACCAAGTCGACTGGTGTGAGGTTTTGAGTGGTCATTCCTCGATGATGACACAAAATCAACGCGCATTCACAACTGATTTTGAAAACAAAGGTTTAATCTACAAATTTATTTTTAAGGGAACGTAAAAATACAGCAAATGATGATCTAGAATCAACACATCGGCAAAACAAACAGGAGTTTCAAATGCAAATCCCAGACTACAAAATGATTCCAGCACCAACCAGCGGTTGCCAAGGTTGCGACTTTCGCTACATGCGTGAAGTGAAATGCTCTGCGATTGATTGCCGACCAAAAAATAATGTTGCGGTGATTGCAAAAATTACCAACAAAGGAAACGCCAACCTGATTCAAGCCGCTCAAGCAGTGGGCAAATTGCAAATCGTTCACATCGGTTAAGGAGAACACCATGACAACAGCAACTTTCACATTCGATGGCATCCAAGGTCGCGTCACTCAAGACGGCTTCATGCAGTGGGCCACACTGTCATGCTGGTTGGACAGCCTCAAGGACAGCCCACTCAAGTCGGCCGCACAGGCTGCGTTGGCCAAGCAACAGCAAGGCATCACTGAGTGGATTCAGGAGCGCATCAACCAGTACGCACCTGAGAGCTTCAAGCTCGAGTCACAGGCTCGCGCCCACAAATATCTGCATGTCCACTGGCAGCAGATGATGGCCGACTGGGATGCTTACCTGCGAGGGAACATTCAAAAGAAGGAGCTGCACTCAGACCTCGTCAACAAGATGAACGACTGGGTCATGCCATCGTGGGGCCACAGCCGTGGTTAAGCGCACATGCGAAGAGTTGGGGGTCTGCCAGTCACGCAAATGCCCCAACTGCCCCAACAAAAAGAGTTGACGCATCATCAACAATCCATGCTAGAATTAGCACATACAACCACAAGGAGAAGCAAATGGGAATGAGTTTAGACATCATGAAGGTGAAGTCGGTTGAGTTCGGTAGCGTCTTAAATCACAGCGACCGTGCGACCCGCACCATCACCATTACCACCGAGTCTGGCGAGCAGCTTGAGTTGAGCTTGTACGCCGATGACGATGAGCAAGGCGAGTCTGGAAAAGACAAGCTGCGTTTTTCAATTTAACCAAGGAGAGAGCAATGACAGTAGAGATTATCCAAATCACCAGCGAGGCCCAATGGCTGGGTGAGCGCAAGAAAGACATTACCAGCACAGAGATACCAGCTCTGTACGGCCTGTCACCATACAAGACAGAGTTCGAGCTGTTCCACGAAAAGCGTGATGGCGTGTCGGTCAAATTTGAGGCCAACGAGCGCATGAAGTGGGGCAACCGTCTTGAGGCTGCAATCGCCCACGGCGCGGCCGAAGAGATGGGTTGGAGCATTGCGCCGCTCAAGGTGTACATGCGTGACCCAGACCTGCGTATGGGGTCGAGCTTTGACTTCGAGATTCTCGACAGCGTCAAAGGCAAAGGCATCTTGGAAGTCAAGAACGTGGACGGATTGCAGTACGCACGCAACTGGCTCGATGACGGCGCTGGCAACATTGAAGCGCCCGAACACATCGAGCTGCAAATCCAGCACCAGATGGAGCTGACAGGCTATGAGTGGACGGCTCTGTGTCTGCTGGTTGGTGGCAACACCCTGAAGATTGTGCTGCGTAGCCGTGACCACAAAATTGGCGCAGACATTCGCGCCAAGATCAAAGCGTTCTGGGCAATGATTGAGGCCAACGCTGCGCCAAACCCAGACTATTCGGCTGACGCTGAGTTCATCATCAAGCAGTTGCGCGGCGACTCCATCGATGGCTTGGTGGCCGAGTCAACACCAGAGCTGGACATGCTCATCGAGCGCTACCACTACCTTGGCCAAGCCATCAAAGAGCAGACCGACATTCGCGAAGCCACCAAGGCTGAGATTCTCATGGCCATCGGCAGCGCCAGCAAAGTGGTCAGCTCGCTTGGCACGATTTCCTGCGGTACAACAAAAGACAGTTTGGGTACGCAGATCACCGCCGACATGGTCGGCACTTACTACGGCGCTCGCAAGGGTTTCCGCAACTTCCGCTTCACAGCAAAAAAGGAGAAATGAAAATGGCAGCAGAACAACGCATCTACAAAGTGACAGGCAACAACAACGTGTACCTAGTCCAAGCATCCAGCCAAGCGCAAGCCCTGCGCCACATCGCTGGCAAACAGTACACCATCGAAGTTGCAAAGGCTGTCGATGTGGCAATGCTTATGAGCAAACACGGAGCCACTGTTGAGGTATCATCAACAATCGCAGAGCAAACTGATTTGATTGAAGGAGCAACAGCATGAGTACAGAATTGACCCCTATGGAAGCGATGCGCGGCACGCTTGTGAAGATGCAACCAGAGTTCGCCTCTGCATTGCCGCCACAAATCCCAGTCGAGAAATTCATTCGCACCACACTGACAGCGGTGCAGATGAACCCAGAGCTGTTGAGCGCTGACCGCCGCAGCCTGTTGGGCGCGTGCATGAAGGCCGCACAAGATGGCTTGCTGCTTGATGGCCGCGAAGCTGCGCCTGTCATCTTCAACACCAAGGACGGCAAGAAGGTGCAGTACATGCCAATGGTTGGCGGCATCTTGAAAAAGATTCGCAACTCAGGCGAGCTGGCCAGCATCAGCGCCAACGTGGTGTACGACAAAGACTTCTTCGAGTATGAGCTGGGCGATGATGAGCGCATCGTTCACAAGCCATTCTTGGGCGCAGACCGTGGCCAGCAGCTTGCTGTGTACGCTGTGGCCAAGACCAAGGACGGCGCGATCTACCGCGAGGTCATGAGCGTGGCCGATGTCGAGAAGGTGCGTGCAGCCAGCCGCGCTGGCAAGTTTGGCCCTTGGGCTGACTGGTGGGATGAGATGGCCAAGAAGACGGTCATTCGCCGCATGGCCAAACGTCTGCCATCCAGCGCCGATGTCGACCAAGTATTCGAGTCAGACAACGATGCTTCAGGATTTGACCAGATCGAGCGCAGAGCGCCTGTAAACATCACGCCCGAACCAGAGGCCCAAGCTGCGCCTTTGAGCCGCCTGAAGCGTTCTATGGGAACCGTGGACGCAGACACTGGCGAAGTGCTGCCAGCAGAGGAGGCACAAGATGCCCAAGCTGCTCAAGCCTAAAGACCTGTGCGAGCGTTGGGGAGTGTCCGACAGCACCATACGCAAATGGCGTGTGGCCAATGTCGGCCCCGACTACATCAAGCTGGGTGAAGGCCGCAACTCCGAGGTGCGCTACCGCATCGAGGACGTTGAGGCGTTCGAGAAGTCAAACCGATTTGTGACCGATAAGGGGTGAGCATGAAAAAATTATTTTTCATCATGGCCGCGCTGGTGATGGCTGGCTGCTCAAGCCAACCAAAACTGACAGAGCAGGAGCTGGTGCTGGACAACAAAGTGCAGCCCATGTCACGCAACGAGATCATTGTCGCCGTGCGCGAGTGTGAAACAAACGGCCTGAGAGCCGTCATGCTCTACGCAAAGCGCAAGATCAATGGGTACACCACAGAGATTGTGGCCGAGGTCACCTGCGCCCCTAAGTGGTAAAAGAAAAGCCCCAGCTTTTTACGGCTGGGGCTTTCACAACCTACATGGAGAGAGCAACTGCATGTAAGAACCGATGCCAGTATATCAGGCAAAGGGTCGTGTGCCAGCCTTGTCAATGATGAGCTTCGATTTCTTGGGGGTGTCGCCCTCGTTTGTTGTGATGGCCACATGAGTCCAGCGGTCAAACTCGCGAATGACTTGCTGGTATGGCAGGTCGCTTGCGATGATGGCGCGGGTCACTTGGTCTGGTGTCATGCCGTCAACACGGATGTCAGCAGCGCAGCCACGGCGATGGTCGCTGGTGTCCTTTGAGCCAACTGCCGTGTTCACAGCGTGCGAGCGAAAGCCGCTGTTGACAAAGATTGCTTTGCCACCCAACACAACCTTGACCTGCTCCAAGAATGCAGCCAAGCGCGGCAGATTCTCGTATGCGTTCACGATGACTTCCTTGCCATCGATGATGCAATGCTCGGCCGTGGTTGGCGTGTTGTCCAGCTCGCGGTGGTCGGTGTGTGTCAGCTCTTCGAGGCTGAAGTGCGCGGTGAGTTGAGTCATTTAATTTCCCTCAGTTTGTTGTAAAAATCAATACAGGCGTTCAGTTCGATGATGGCTTGGTCGCCGTCTGCGGTGATGGCGATAAGGTCGTCAGCAGTCTTTGGGTCAAGTTCGGCTCGCGCTTCTGAATCTCCTGCGGCAGTGGAGGCAGAGCAACTGGCACGGACTGACAGCCTGACAGCGCCAGCAGCGACATCAGCGCGAAGCTGGTCAACTTTGGTTTGAGCATCTCGTTTTTCCTTTTCAAGTTTTGCAGTGGTGGCAGCAGCCTCGTCACGCATCGATGACTCAATGCGCTCGACCTCTGCCTTGATTGCCTGACGCTCATCGTACTTGCCAGCAAAGAATGCGATCAGCAAGCAGCCAATGAAAATGCCTAGATTACGCAGCATCGTCTTCAGCCTTTGGAGCTTCTTGCTCGTCAGTCAATTTCTTGTAGACGTAGTTCACGCCAGCATTCACAAACGTCATACCAGCCACACCACCAAGCACGCCACCAGACAGCAACATGGCATCGTTCACTTGCTTGGCAAAGATGGCATCGATGGGGGCCATACGCAGCATTGGTTGGATTGTGAAGATCAACGATGTGATGGCGATCAACACAGTGGACGCAAACACAAACGCGATGGTCAAAATCACAACAGCCCACACGCGCACTTGGATTTGTTCAACGGTCATGCGCTCTTCAGGGATGAAGGGCTGGCCATCAATGCCAAGCATGATGCACATGATCTTTTTGAATTTTTCAGCGAATGTCATTTGTCGTCCTTTAAGAGCATTTCAGGTGGAAGTAGTTTGTCTGGGCATGTGCCTTCGACTGTGCAAATTGGTGGTTTGCATTCTGTGTTTTCCCAGTTTCGTGGGTTCTGGCATGGGTAGCGATAACGGTCTTCACCAAAAATGAAAACCGATGCGACCAACGCGATCATCAAAAGTACATATCTCACTCTTCACCTTTCTCGGTTGGTTTCACCGACTTCAATAGCCTCTCCAACTTCTCGCGCTCATCTCTCAAAACAAGAGCAGCCCTTTCGGCTTCTCTCTTGTTGCGAACCAATGATGCGTCAAGCGTTGTCATGCGAAGCAAGAAAAAAAACATCAACACAAACAATATGCCAATGACCAAGCACAACAAAAAAATTATTGCATTGTTGTCGTGTTTAGCCATACAACACCCATCAACGTCCAGAAGTACCAGACCAGCGTCAACGCCCAAAACCAAGTCATGTTGCGGTCAATCTGATCGCTGCGTCTTTGCGCTGCTTCAGCTTCTCGCTTGGCCTTCTCGCGCTTTTGCTTCATCTGACGCGCTGCTTGGCCAACCTTGACCTTGTCCTGCATCTCTTTGAACTGTGACCATATCGGGCCAAGCTGCCAAGGCGCGTTGGTGGTCATCAAGCTCATCAACGCTGGGTAGGCTGAGTCCACCTCAACCTGCAACTGCGTCAGCTCTAGAACTTCTTTCTGGTCGATTTCGTCCTTTCCAAAAACTTCCGCATACCGTTTCTCGGTGTACGTTTTCAGCGTGTGATAGTTGTCAAACCATTCGCCGACATGGCCAATGAACTGTTGAACAATCTCATCCTGACTTGGGATGTGGTCGACATATTCTTCTTTGGCAACGGCTTTCTTTTTCGCCACAGGCTGGGCTTCTGCGGTGGCTTCGGATTGCTTGGAGCCAGAGCCTCCATGATGTTTAGGAGCCGCACCAAATAAACCCTTGAGCCAACCCCAGATGCCAGTGACTTCGGCGTAGATTTTCTTTGCGTCAGTGACTCCGCCCTCGACAGTCTTTTTGACTTTCTGGATTTCAACAGACCCTTCGCGAAGGCAATCACAACAGAACTGAATGCCAGCCCACGCGCCACGCATAGCTTGAAGAGCGATGACAATCTCTGGCCCCACATCACGCAGCCTTGTCTTGCTTGTTGTCTAGCTTGTCAAAAATCTGGCGAAGAATTTCCTTCACCTCTTTGATGTCTTCGCGGTAATCCTGCTTCTGCACATAGTCGTGAGGCAGCGTATCTTTAAGCGTTGACAGTCGCTCCTCAAGCAGAGTGATCTTGTCATCCTGCTTTTGGATTTGTCTCGTCATTGAGTTCAACACCCACAGCGCAAGGCCACCAGCACAGGCAACTGCAATGTTGAATAGGGCTTGGTTATCCATTCAACTGTTCCTCAGTTGGTCGCGGCAATGTTGGGTGTTCCCACTTGGCGATGTAGTCGCCTTTCCCATCGCTGTCGTTTTGCAAACGAATGGTGTCCATGAAGTCTTGCTGTGTCAACTCTGGATACAGCGCCATAATTTTGTCAAATAATGTCATTATGCTGCCCTCGCCAAAAACGCTGAAAATTCGGTGAACCCACCATACTGCACAATACTATTAGCGCTGCTTGCTTGTGCGTAAAGCTCCAAATAATCTGTTGTGCCATTCATGTAAACAAGCTGAGATGCTGTTGCACTTATCCATTGCGGATTGGGAACAACCTGATTCACTGCAATGTCTGAACCATTCTTTCTCACCATAACAATAAGCTGCGGGTTTGTTCCCCATGAACTAGCCCCCGTTGAGATCAATCCCATAACCCAGTAATAGCCAGCAACTGACGGCCTGAACAAAGAGTTTGTCGCATCAAAGCAGCTTGCTGTGTCAAAGCGCTCATTTGGAAGAACCACTTTTGTTGCTGTGTTAGCCGAAAGAGATAGGCCAACGCTTGGATACGCGCTGAACGCTGGCCCATTACCAGCCACGTTTGCAGCCATCTTTGCTTGAGTGACTGCGGCATCTTTAATCATGCCTGTTTCGACTTGTGTCAATGCCATGATTAGGCTCCTTGCTGCGGCATGGCCGCTTTGATTTCATCCACGGCAACGGCAGCATCAATGGCTGCTTGCATTGCTGCGTACTTGTCGCGAATGGCTTGACGCTCCACCTCAACAGCAGCAACGTCAGTGTTTGGGATTTGCTTCATGATGACTTCATCAAGAGGCTTAAACTCTTCGGCGCGTGCAGCACGGCGCACGTCATGCGCGATGGCTTTGGCCTTGTCGATGTTGATGGTAATCATGCTTGCATCTCCGCTTGCTGTGTTGCGATTTGAGTGTTGAGCTGGGCAATGCGTGCGGCTTTGCTTGCTTCCCACTGAGCCACGACATCGGCATACTCTTCGACTGTCTGCTGATTGTCAGGCAAACGCGCTGGCATTTGCTCTGCGTTGATTGTTGCAATCTCAGCTTCGTACTGCTCGATGAACCACGCTTGCTGACCGATGCCAATGCCGTCATTCAGGTCGCCGTGTTCGACTTCCCACGCGCTGCGGAAGGTGCGGTCTGTCGGCACAGTGTCAGTGTTGACGATGGCGTAGCGTGCGCCAGCGGGTACGTCCTTGCGTGCGACTTCCTCGATGGGCAGCTCGCCGCTTGGGATGAGGATGGCGACACCGCCTTCGTTTGTTTGGTAGATGATGCGTTGTGGCATGGTTGCTCCTTATTAACGTACTGCGCCGACCATTACATAGGTTGCATCGTGTCTACCGCCAGTTGCGGTGTTATACGCAGAAATTTGAATGGCAGACGTTGTGCTAATGTTTGTAAGCAAGGCCGAGTTTTCTGTTGTTGACTGAGCGTTTGAAAAGCAACCGCCATTCATTACTACTCCGTTTGTATCTGGCAGTGCGCTTGTTAGGTTGACAACATACAGCCCAACACCGTTGTCAGTCAGGCTCGATACGTTTCCACTTGCACGAATCGCCACAGTGCCAGTGCCGTTGAAGTTCACCCAAGCTCGGCAACCGTAGGCAGTGGCAGCAGAGCCGTAGCCGCTGTTGAAACGCAAATCACCGTTTGATGCCACTCTTAATTGCTGAACAACAGATGTACCGTTGTGCAAATTCACGACATAAGTGGCTTTATTGTCTGTAGATGAACCTTCTTTGAAAAATTCAGTGGCTCCGACCAGCACATCAGAAGACACAAGTGATGAATATGCACGCATACCAAATATGGTGTATCCATCAGATGCTGACGGACTTGCCTTGCCATCCAGATAAACCCAATCCCCTGCACGACCTGCGCCGAACTTTGTTGCGTTTATTCCTGCGGAAGCAGCATAAGTTTGGAAGGTGGCAGGGATGGTGACGTTGCCGCTGCTATCAACGGAAATCGGCAACTCCTGCACCGTGCCAGCGCCAGAGGTGTCGCGGCCAAGCACCTTGCCTGCGGTGACGTTCTGAATCTTTGCGTAGGTCACGTTAGCGTCAACCAACTTAGCAGTTGTGACAGTGCCATCGCTTGGCGTGCCGATAGCCAAAGGTGTGCCGTACACCACTTCAATGTTGCTTGTGCCAGTTGGTGGCGCAGTGCTAAATGTCAGCGTTGTGCCAGACACAGAGTAAGTCGACTTGGCTTGATAGACACCGCTGATTGAAACATAGGTGTTGTTCTTTGAGCTTGGGTCTGACGACAGCGTGAAAGCTGTTGTGCTGGCGTTGCCGCTAAATACATCCACGTTGACGTTTGTGGCTCCAAGGCCAGACTGTGATGCAAACCATGTGCTTGTCTCAGCATCGGCAACAAAGATGATCTGACTGTACTGCGAGCCAATCTGAGCGCTCGTTGCGCCGTTGATGGTGTTACTGCCAGAGCGTGCAATGTTGACTGGGTTTGCGTCAGATGTCCATTTGACAACCGCAATTTTGAAGCCGTCAGTGATGCCTGTGCTACCAATCAAAGGCAGCGTGATTGTTATAGCGCCACTGGTTGTAGTCACACGAATCAGGTCACCAGCATCAGCGGCCACAACTGTGTAGTTGGCGCTCTTATCTTGCACTGCTGAGTACATCCCAGAGGCGGCAGAAGCTGCGGCCGCTGCGGCAGAGTTGGCTGCGTTTGCGGCTTGCGTAGGCGCATCAATAATCGCGGCCATGTTGGCCACTGTTGTATTGATGTTTGTGTTATTTGATGCAACCGTGTTGATGTTTGTGGCGTTTCCAGCAACAGCATCAATGTTGGTTTTGTTTGCATTCACAGCATTGATGTTCGTGGAATTTCCAGCCACGGCATTGATGTTGGTTGCGTTGCCAGCTACGCTTGTGACGTTAGAAGAGATGCCAGCCACAGTTGTGACGTTTGCACTGATACCAGCAACAGTCGTCACATTCGTGTTGTTGCCAGCCACAGTGTCAATATTTGTTTTGTTTGCGTTGACAGCGTTAATGTTTGTCGCATTATTCTTGACGGCGTTGATGTTTGTCTCGTTGGCAGCAACAGCGTTCACATTGCTGATGTTTGCCGCGACTGAGTTGACATTGGAAATGCTTCCAGCAACCGTGTTCACCGAAGTGATGTTGGTTGCAACTGTGTCAAGGTTGTCTGCGCTCGATGCGATGCGCTCGATGTCTGCCACCAAGGCGGCAGCATCGGCAGAGCTTGTGATCGGCAACTGAGCTGCGCGATCAAGACCTTCTTTGAGCTGTTGAGCTTCAATCGTCAGGCGGTCAAGTGCGTCAGTGATGACCTCTGGATAGAAGCCGCCTTGGTTGGTCAGGTCAGTCTCTTGAAGGTACGCAACCTTGGAGCTGATGACCATGTTGTAGCCAGTAGGCAGAGCCGTGACCAGATTGATCGTGCCGCCAGCGTTTGAGTTCTGGTCGGCATTCAATGCGACTGTGTAGTCTGTGGTCAACGTCAAAGTCGTTTCGATGTTGGTCGCAACCTCCACCTTGACGACAAGCATGTCGGCTGCTTCAAAGACTTTGAACGAAAACGGAAAGGCCGTCTGAGAGCTGTTGCCCGAATATGGGCCAGCCCTGCGGTTTGTTGAACTGATCGTCATGGACGTGGCTCCTGCTGGATTTTGAATAGGCTAAACATTGGCTGCATAGTTACGGTCACCTTACTTCTTCACTGACTCTTCGCTTGCCTTGCCTGTGATTAGGCCGCGAGCGTAGTCAGCTTTGCTGGTTGGATTTACTTTGCCACGGTTCACGTCAACAGCGTAGCCAACTGGTCGGCCAAGCACTGCGACTGGCACGCCAGTGGCCAAGCTGATTGCAGTCAGAACGTCCCTTACGTTCTTTCCTGTGACTTCCTTGTCTTTGTCAACAAGGTTGATTGCTGCCTTGGCCACGCCAAATGTCGAACCTTCGAGCGTAGACACGGCTGGGCTTGATGACATTTTGTCATCGTATGGTTTGTCGTTGGCCACGTTGGTGAGCGACCACACGGCTGGGCCAAGCACTGGAACCATAGCCACAGCGCCCTTGATCTGAGAGCCAAAGAACCACTCCATGAACTCGTCAAGGTAGCCGTCATCGTCTTCGTCATCCCAGCCACCGCCAAGCGTGCGAACGATGGCATCGGCCACGATCATCGGCAAGGCAAAGCCAAGCAGGTACTTCTGGAACAGCATGCCCTTGTGGCCGCGCCAACCTAAATCACGGAAAATCTTTGTGAACTCCGTGGCGTTCAAGTTGGCGATCATGTTGAAGTAGCCAGAGAACTGAAGCAGTGTGGCCATGAACGGCGTGCCAACCTCGAAGGCAGATTTGTCTTCTGCGGTCAGGCTTGACTGCGTCATACGCACCACAGCGTCAGCGCGATGGACTGCTTCGGCGTGAGCCTCTGCATTGTCATATCCAGAGCCGAGCTGCTCAAGCGCTTGGTTGTACGCGCCAACCCATGCAACGATGTCCACTTGGTTTTGAAATGCAGTCTGCAAGAAGTAGCCGTGCTGGTTTGTCCATGCTTGCACTTTTTCAAACTTTGTGGGGTTCAGCAGCAACTGGTTGAGGTTGTCTTGAATGTCAAAGATTTGATTCTTCAAGCGATCTTCCATGAACTTGGAAGCCTCAACAACGCCCTGAGTCACAGAGTTTGGACTCTTCATGTACATGGCCAACGCAGCTTTCATGTTGCTCTTGTCAACCTTCACGCCAGTCAAGAAGTGGCCAGTGAACTGTTGCAGCGCGTTGCTCAAGTTGCCGAACATGATGGCCACGCCAGTGCGCTGACGCACGGTGCGCCAGAAGTTGTCGATGGATGAGTTCAGGCCAACCTCGCTGGTGATCTGGCGAGCTGCGCGGTTGAGCCACGGCAGCAACATACCCTCCACAACCTCTGAGTCGATGCGAGACAGGTTGTCTGCAAAGTCGCGGCTGCGAATGATCTTCAGCACGTCCTTGATGGCTGGTTGCACATGAGCAAAACGAATCACGTCATCTATGTGCTTGGTCATCACGCGCAGGTCAAGCGACAGCGGCTTGTTGTATTCGACACGGCCTTTGGTGAAGCCAAGGCCAGTGCTTGGCATGGACTGACGGAAGTCGCTTTCCAGCGCCTCCATCTTGGCATTCTTTTGCGCGTCACGCACCATGTCTGGGTCGGTCTTCGCTGGGACGTAGCCACCACGGTAAGTGCCAAACGGAGTAACCAGCGGTGTGGCCTCAACTTCTTTGAAGTAGTAGCCAAACATGTCGTGGTGAGCCTTCTGGGCTAGAGGCTTGATTTCCTCGTTCAAGTCCCACACCGACTGCAAGAAGTCGAAGTCAGCCTTGGTGAGATGGCCTTCAGCGATCATGCGGTTGATGAGAGCATTCCAACGTGATGCGTCCAGCACGCCGTTCTGGTTGATTGAACCCCAGCCACGGCCGACCAGCAGCTTCTTAAAGTTGGATTCGTTGCCCATGTGCAGCATCGCGCCCAGCAATTCAGCTTTGCCGCTGCCGCCGTTTTCATCGCCAAACGTGTAGCCGATCTCTTCGCTTGCATCGATCTTGCCTTTGCCAAGCGTGAGCTTTGCAACCATGTCAACGTACTGGCTGACGTACTTGTTGCGGTCAATACGGTAGTTGTCCAACGCATGGCGCACTGGTCGCCAGATGTATTGCGTGAATGCCTTGCCACCTGCGGAGCCGTCCATCGAGTCTGCCCAGTATTCAACACGGCGACCAATCGCCTTGATGTTCAACAGGCGCTTCATGAACTTTTCTTTTTTGGTGAACGGCGCTTGCTCACCCGCCACCACTTCTGGGATGCCAATCTCTTCAAGACGGCCAACCAACTCTCCGCGAATTTGCTCGATGGAAACCATGCGGCCCTCAATCATCGCTTCGTTGTCGCGCTTTGATTGGAACCACAACGAGTTGATCGCATCGTTCAAGCTGCGGAACTCATCGAGGGTCATCTCTGTGTATGGCTTGGAACCGCTTGCAGCCTCCAGAATCAACGGCTCGATGTCGGCGTAGAAGTCTGGGTTGTATGAGCGCAGCGTGTCGATAAAGTCGAGCGGTGACTTGCCCTTGGGGCCGATGCCGTAGTAGCCAAGGATGGCGCGAGCGGCGTTGACCAAGTCCATGTTGCGACCCTTGGCGATCTTCTCGTCAGAGCGGAACAGCTTGCGGAACCCATCGATGGCTTTGTCGATCTCGGCCTTGGCCTCGATGGCTTGCGCGGCCAACTGGTTGTTGAGTAGTTGTTGCTGCTTTGCTTTTTGCGCGGCCAAGCTGTCGCCCTTTTTCATGGCGGCAGTTGTTTGCTTTGCGGCGCGGCCTTCGGCGATGGAGTATTCGCGAGGGTTGATGTCGCCGACCTTCTTGTTGGTGATGATCTGCTTTGCTGCTTTCTTGGCGGCTTGCAGCATCAGGCGCACAGGAGCCGTGGCTTTGGCCAAGAAGCGCAACTCTACGGCCACAAAACGAGCGCGTGCCTCGTTGTGCAGAGCCTTTTCGATTTCAGCGTCAACGCTCTTGGGGTCAAACATTTCGCCATGCTCTTCAAGCATGCGTTGGTCAGTGCGAGCCTCGATCTCTTCTTTGATTGGCTTGGCATCGACCAGCGAGCGCACCAGAGCGTCACCAGACTGGAAGCCGAACATGCCAGCTACCAAGTCAGGCGAGATGCCCTGCTCACCAAGCATGCCGTATTTGCCATAGCCAAGCGTGGTGAAGTCGGGTGCTGCGGCAAGGCTAGTGTCGCTCTCTGGGTAGAGGGCTTTGACTTCGGCCAACGAGAGCTTGTGGCCCTGCGTCACCTTGATAGGGTTGCCGTCAGCATCTTTTGTCTCGCCGCGCTTGAGAAAGTTGATTGCCATGTAGACAGGGTCGTTGTTGACCTCTTCCTCGACCTGCTCGCGCACGATCTTGCGCTGGGCTGCGGTCTTCTTCTGCATCTCTTTGAGCAGCTTGCTGCGTGCGTTGTCGAGCCACTTGATTTGGCGCAACGATGCCTTTGTCAAATCCATCACGCCAGCTTGGTCTGCCTCATCGGCCATCGCCTTGTAGGCTTGCCATTGCGCGTCATCCATGCCTGACTCTTCTTGAGTCTGGAACATTGGAACCATGTCGCGGATTTCCTGCGCTTGCTGGATTTGCTTATCGCTGGCCAGCATGCGGTCAAACACCGAGCGCACTTCGTCATTCAAGATCGGCAAATCCTTGCCAAACTCTTGCTTGTACATGGCGTTCAACTCGTCCACGATTGATGTGTAGATGTCGCGCATCCACTGAGCCAGACGGTCAAACACAGACTCAAGCTCAACGCTTGGAGCCTTGCCCTCAAAGAAGTAAATCTCTGAGGCGTATGCGATGGCCTCTTGCGCTGGACGGCGCTCCTCCAAGCTCATGGTATTCCATTGCTCGATGCTGTCAACGCCACCAAACTTGATGAGCGCCTCCAAGTCGGCAACGATCTGAGCTGGCGCGTTCTCTTGCTGCGCGATGCGTGTGTACGCCTCCACAACGAAGTGGACAGTCTCATGGTGCAGCGTGGAGTAGTCAGCCTCTTTGGTGAGGATGGTGGTCAATGTGCTTGGTGCAAAGCCGCCACGGTTTGTCTGGTTGAGCAAACCAGTCTTTGCCGATGATTCTGTGCGAGATTTCTCTGCGAGGCTTTGCGGTGTGGCGCGTTGGTTAAGCACGCCAGACATCTGGCCAATGACCTTTTGAACCGAAGCTCTGTCTTCTGAAGTCAGGCCAAGATTCTTGAGTTCATTGTCAGTTAGGCTGGCAATCGATTGGACAACTCGTTGAGTTGCGGCTGCGTCAAGTGGTTGAGCAGCATTTTCTTGATACCCAGCAATTCCTCTTTCGATGGAGTTGGCAAGTCGTGCCTGTTCAACCTGCTGCTGATTATCGTCATCAAACTCAGACGAAGCTGCTTCGGCATTTGCGTCAACTCCTCCTGAGTAAAGGCTTGCAAAGCCGCTTTGGAGATAGCGCTCGATGATGCCTTCTCGTTGTTCTTTTCCATGTTTCCACTCCATAGTGACAAGTTCTGGCATGCCGTTGGCTGCATCAAAACCTGTGTTGCTCTCTGCCCAGTATTTTACCGTGTCAGCGAGTTGTTTGCTTGTAAGTTTCAGCTTAGAAAGTGGCTGTGTTTTGCCGTTTTCTGTGAAGCCAAAGGCGCTGTACAGCGTGGGCAAGAAGCCTTGTGGGAACTCGGCGCTCTTGACGGCGTAGCTGCTCACCTCGGTTGCGCCTTCGCTGATTGCCTTGAGCATGATGGCTGGCTCAATGATGCCGTTTGCGCCCTGCTCATTGGCCACCCAAGTGTCCAAGATGACGCGCTCACCCTCAGTCTTGAGCAAGAAAAACGCTTGGCCATCGCCTAGCTGGAAGACCTTCATGGTCTTGTCTTTGATGCCCTTTTTCAGCTCAGACAGGGTGTACTTGCCCAGCACATTCTTGGCTGGCGAGTTGTCGATTGCATCCAAGAACTCTTGCGGAGATACGCCGCCGTCCTTCTTGGCATCGTCCGATGTCTTCCAGTTGTTGGCAGCAAAGTCAGCCGCGAGGCGTGCTTGCTTTGCCGAGCTGATGTTCTTTTGAACGATTGGCCCGATGCTGTCGACCAGCTCTTGAGTGACGCTGACGATGGGCTTGCTCAACTCAAATGCGCGGCGTGGTGATGCCTTGTCTGAGTTTTCTGCCATCCAGTCTTGCCACAGCAGCTCGTAGTTGATTGGCGCGTTCATCTTGCCAACCACACGGCCACGGATGCCAACAGGGAAGTCTGGGTGAGGCGTTGTGCCTTCAGTGCCAAGGTCAACCTGTGGCGACTCTTGGTCGACCTCAAGCAAGATGACACCGTCACCCCAGCGATGGCCAGCCAGACTTGGCTCGCGTGTCGCCTCCAAGATGCGTGCCATTGGAGGTGCGCCAAGATCAAGAGCTTGCTTGCTGGCCATCACTTCAAGCACGCGCTTGCGAGCGTCAAACGAGATGCCGTCCATGTACTGGTGCAGCGCGGCCGAGTCTTCAAAGCCAACAAAGTTCTCGATGTACTGGTTGGTGGCAATCGCCTTCTTGTCTTTGGCGACTGCTTTTCTTGCCTTCTCAATTTCCTTGTCTGTCTTGGCTGCGGCCAGCTCTGCTTCAGCCACGGCCAGCTTTTCTTTTGACAGAGCCACGGCTTTTGCGCCAGTCTCTTTCACCAGCTCGCCAAGTGCCTTGACGTTTTTCTTGGTGATGCGGCCATCACGATTCCATGCCTCAAGCGTGGAGATGAAAGCAGCAGCCACTGTGCTGTTGGACTGGTGCATGTCTGCATCACCCATCAACACCATCATGTAGTTCGCGCCCTCTTTCAGCTTTGCAGCCTTCTGAGATGTCACTCCCTTGCCACGGTTTGCCCACACGATGTTGGACAGAGCGTTGGTGAGGCGAAGCGGAAAGAATGGGCCGCCGAGCAATGGGATGGCCAAGTTGATTTGCGATGAGTCGATGCCTGTGTACAGCGCAGCAGCGGCAGTGCGGTCAGCAATCGTTGGGAAGATGTTCATGCCAACGAGGTCTTGCATCGTGATGATCGGGATGTCTTTGCTGTCGAGCAACTGATCGACTTGCATCACATCCTTGACTTCACCGCCAGCGTCAGCGATCTCGTCTTCCAACTTCAAAGCGTCTTCGTCAAACGCATCCTCAGTCGCGACTTTTCCTTTACCTCTTTGGTTAAGAATTTCTGGCGACTCAGTTGGGTTCTGGTTGAACACCGACTTGACTTGGTTCGAGTTGTAGACGGCAAGGTTTTTGTGCTTACCCTCTTTCACATAGAAGCCATCAAAGCCAAGCGCCTTGATTGCATCTTGCGTGCGAGTCTTCTCGATCTCTTCCCAGTTGCCAGATGCCAAGAAGTTCTTGGCGGCATCACCGCGAGGACGGCCCCAAGTGTCGGTCTGCTTGTTCATCTCGGCCACAACAGCGGCCACATGCTCTGGGTTTTGGTAGTCAAACGGATTGGTCGCATTGACGTACACAGGCATGATGTTCGGGCCAGATGGCATCTGCTCGGCAATCGCCTTGTTGAAGATGCTGCGTGCCTTGATGTTTGTCAACCTGTCGCCAACACGCATCTCATGCTCAAGGATTTCAGCCTTGTCTGGGTCGTTTGCAAACTCTTCGCGAATGCGTTGTGCCGCAACATTCATTGCCGCCTCGACTTCTTGGCGGCTCAGAATCTCATCGTAGTGGTCGACCATCCAGTCCTTGCTCATCTCCGTGTAGTCATCGGCGAACTCAGGGTCTGGTGTGGTGAAGATTGCGCCAGCTTGCTTTGCGCGGAACTGGTGAATGTTCTGGGCTGTGCCGTGGTACATCTTCAGCGGCTTGCCTTCTTTGTCAACAATCTTGGTGTCCTTGAAGAACTCCTTGAATGCTGTCGACTCAGGCTGAATCTCGCCGCGCTGGTTGAACATCTGGTCGCCTTCGACCATCATGCCACCTTCGTCTTTGGCGATGACGTTCGGGAATGCGTTGTACGCTTCCATTGGCGTCATGCCCAAGCGAGCGGCGAGGTTCTCATACACCTTGGCTTGGAAGAACGATTGATCGCGAGCCACGTTGGCAGGATAGATGCCAGTCGCTTTGATCTGGTCAAACATGACCTGCTGCACTTCTTTGCTGGATTTGATGAAGCCTTCGTCTTGCTGTGCGGCTTTGACGCGCTCTTCAATTTGAGCTTCGAGCTTTTTAGACTCGACCTCGATGTACTCGCGAGCTTCGCGGCGAGTCATTGTTTCGCCCTCGATGCGGAGGTCGTCAATGATCTGAGAGCTGAGTTCTGTTGGTGCAATGACCTTCATGTAGTCAGCGACAGGAATCTCCAGCTCGCGGCCAGTGGACAACGATTCTTTGATGGCATCCTCAAACGCTGGCGCAGCTTTCACCAAGCTCTCAGCCAAGCCAGATTGGCGCAGCACATCGCTGCTCAAGTAGACGTTTTGCACTGGGCTGTCTTCTGACACTTGGTCAATCCAGCTCTCAAATGTTTCAGCGTCACGCGAGCGAACCTCATTGGCCGCAGCCAAGTTGTTTAATGTTTCGAGGACTTGCGTTTTGCGCTCAACTTCTTCTGCTCTTGACGTGCGGCGTTTAATGTGAAGGGCTGCTTCAACGATAGAACGGACAGTGCCACCAACAGCAGCACCGACAGTACCCTCTTCACCTGCTTGTCCAAAATCAATTTCGGCATCGCGGTTAGTGAGCGCCTTGCGTAATGTGTCATGAAGAATGTTCTCCGTAAATTCTTGGCCACCCTCAGATGCTGTTGCAACACCAATACGAGCAAGCACGGCAGCAACTTGATTTTTTACTGGCACAGCCAATGGGCCAAGCATCTTGTCCAATGCCCAGCGCTCTGTCAAAGCTGTAACAGCACCGCCACCGAGCGCGGCAATGTCTTTGTACCCTTGGGCTGCTTTGTCTTTTTCAACCTTATCGTAGACCGTGTCAACGCCTTGCGCCCACAAGTTGAGGCCGCTTACAAAACCGCCAGTCAAAATGTGAGTGATGGCTTGGCCAGCAACTTGGCCAACACCGCCAGTTACTTTGTCGATGAATGTTTGCTGGCTCGCTGGAACCATGATTTCATCTTTGGCTTGATCTTTGAGTTTTTTACCGACTGTCACCCAGTCTTCGCCAAGCATTGGGCCGATGAGCGAATCAGCAGTTGGCTTTGATGGCTGGATGCCAGTTGGGCCTTTCTGTGGCTCTGGCAAAAACATGTTGGCAAAGCCTTCGATGGTATTGCGCTGTGCAATCTCAAGCATGCGGCCAACGCCGCTCACACTCATGCCAGCGCCTTCTTCCATGCTTCCACCGAACATGCGGAACGTGCGCTCAAATTGGCCCATGTTCTGCATCTGGTCATGCGAGATTTTCGAGTTGTCTGGATTGACCAAGAAGTTGGAAGTGCGTGGCGCTTCTTTCCAAAACTTGTCAGCGCCGCCAACGTCTTGTAACAGCTTTGCTGTCTTCGCCTCAGACTTGAACTCTGGGACTGCTTCGATGCTCATGTCTGCCGCACGCGACAGGCGCTTCATCTCGGCAAAGTCGTTTGGGTTTGTGTCAACAGCGTCACCCAAAGAAGTAGCAAGTGCTGTGCTGCGGTCTTGCTCTTTTTTCAGTTGCGAGATGTAGTCGTCATAAGCGCTCATTTTTGGTCTTCCATTTTCATGTAGGCGTTGAAGATTGTCTTCTCATCGTACTTGACACCATTGCGCGTGAAGTCGGCAATGATTTGATTTCGCACTTTGTCTGGGATGATGACGTTGCGAGTATCTTTGACTTTGTAGTATGGGACTTCGTCTGTGGTTTGATCTAACCCAAGGAAAGATGGAGTCCAGTCGCGCAATGCGCGAATCTTCACAGGCTTCACGACAGACTTCATGATCGAGTCTTTCTCTTCCATCGTGAGTGGTCGCTTCTTGATGACCTGCTCTGCGCTGATGATGTCTTGCATTGTCCCAATGATTCGATTGACTTCAGTTTTGTCTTTCCTGTCCATGATGTCTTTTAGGCCAGCATCAGCCATCACGGTAGAAAAACGCTTGTTGTCAATCGTCACAGAGCGCACCTTCTCTTTGTAATCGGGCGCGTTGCCAAGCTCATAGAACTTGCGGAATGTCGACTCAGTCAACAGCCCACGGCGTTCCATCATGGACTCTTTCGTCCACAGCTCTGGGTTCATCTCAAGCTCAAACAATGTGCTTGGGTCGTCAGCCTTTGGTGGGTTCATCATGCGAGCGCGGTCTTCTGGCTTGATGTCGGCCCACATAGGCGCAGGGATGTCGCGCCAGCCACCCAGCTTTGCGAATGCGATGTCATACGCGCTGCCCAGCTTCTCTGCATAGTCTGCACGCTTGACCGCTTCGTCTTCGCTCCACTTGTTTTTGATGCGCTGGCGCGTCATGTCGCGAACCTCTGGGTCTGCGATCTGGTCGGCCTCGGTCAGCATGCTTGACAATGAGCGCGTGCCAGTGATGCTGGCCTCCAGCTTGTCGAGGCGGCCCATCCAGCTCTTCTCGTATTGAGCGAACTTCTCTGGGTTGCTCTTGATGAGCTTCTTGTACTCTGCGCGGCGCAGCTCGATCATCTTCTCTGGGTCGTTGCCAGCCTCTGCCAGCAATCGCTTGGCAGTCTCTGGGCCTTGGTTCACGGCCGCATCAAACGCAACAGCACGCATGCGCGGGTCGAGCTTGTCGGCATCGATGGCATCCCAGTAGCGCTTGCGGTAGATTTCCTTGGCCTTCTCTGGTGTCAGGTTGGCGATGAAATTCTTTTGCGTGTCAGTCAGCTCTTCGGCTTTCACGCCAAAGTAAGCAGCGCCGTTGATGCCGTAGTTGGTCGGGCCTTTGCCAGCATCGTTGGCCACATAGCCGCCCTCGACATCCTTCGACATAGTCCAGCCAGAGATGCTGTCAAAGTCAGTGCCTGTCGGGCCACGCGATGTGAAGATTTTGTCGCCAGCACCTGTGGCCACTTCTTTGTTGTAGCCAGCATCGATCTGCTTGTACAGGGTCTGCGCTGTCTTGCTATCGAGGTCGCCGCTCTTGTACGCGCCATCTACAAACTTGCGTGCTTCAATGAACTTGTTGTTCAGCATCATGTCTGTGGCTGCGCCAGTTGCAACATAGCTGGTGAACTTTTGCTTGGCTTGCTTGACCTGCTCAGAGTCTTCGGCGATGCCGTCCTTGGCAAAGTCGTCCACGATGGTCTGCAAGCCTGTGGCCACGCTCGATGTGTACAGGTTGTTCACACGGCCAGTCTGATCTTTTTGATCGCGCACGCCATACGACTTGATGGCCAAGTCGGCTTGGTTGTTGACGAAAGCCTCAGACTCTTTCTTCTCGTATTGGCGCACCTCTTTGACGGCGTGCAAGTCCATCTGGCCTTTGAATTGCAGCATCTGCTTGTCCACAGACTGAGCAAACATCTTGCGCTGAAATTCGTTTTCAAGGCCAGCCTCGGCATCTTTGCGAGCTTTGAGCATCGCCTCTTGCGTGGCTGCGTAGCGATCTTTGGCGCTCTTGCCTTGCGCTGTGGTCAGGTAGCCAGCGTCCTTGTCCATCAAGATGGCTTGAGCGTTTGCGCTGAATGATGTGACCATCGCCTTAGTGTTGGCATCATCTAAGTCGTTTTGGATGCTTTGCCCAATCTTCATGAGGGTCGTGCCAGCGGTGGTCATGCCAGCGCCCATTTTGCTCATCTGCTCTGGCGCAAAGTTCTTCATTGGCTCCACGCCAGCGGCCGTGAAGTTTGGCATCTGAGCCGCATCGAGCGACTGAGATGGTGTGTCAAGCATTGGTACGGTTGGCATGTGTTTCCCTTTATTGCTGTTTGGCCAGCCAGTTTTCGTATGCGGCCATGCGCTTGTCTTGGTAGTAGGCAGAAGCAACTGTGCTTGCGCTGCCAAGCAACGAGCCAGTCGAAGCCATGAATGGGTTGATCGTTGACGCGCCCATGCGAGCGTTGTCGGCAGACACGCCAGCCATCATGGCTTGGTTCTGCGAATTGACAGCGGCCATGCGCTGGGCTTCGGCTGCTTGAACCGAGCGAGCATTGATCGTGTTCACGTCAACCTCTTTCATGAGGTCGGTTGTTGCGATAACGTCAGCAGCGGAGCCTACGCCAGCCTGAATGCCGCGAGCTGCCATCGATGCGCGAGCCGCACCTTTGACATTCCCAGCACGCATTGTGACGGCTCCGATCTGGCGCTGGCCAGACTCCAAGATGGTTTGCGCGGTGAACTCAGCATTCTTGGCATTCAGCTCTGACATTGACTTTTGGAAGTCGTTTGTCAAAGCCTGAGATTCAAGCTGGTATTGCTGTGTCTTGGCTGCGTAGTACGCGCCAATGGCACTGGTGGCCATCCCAGCAATAGCCAAGATGGGGCCAACCGTTTGAAACATTTCGGCAGTGTTTGCAGCTTTCGGCGTTGAAGCGCCGTATGTTTCTGGGCTGCTTGTCCAGTTTGCCCACGAAGGTGTTGAGGTTCCCGCCATACCTATTCTCCAGTGCGTTCAGGTTATCTTTTTGGTTGATTTATACGGTCACCATCAAGCACCCAAGGCCACTTCGATGGTCAAGCCGACCACAGTCAGTGGCAATGGGTCTTGCTGTCGAACGTAGACTTGGCCGCTGTCGGCCCATGATGGCGTGAGCATGACCATGAGTTCTTGGGTCTTGAGCGCAGGTGGCTCGCCATAGTTCTCGGTGGTGCGCTGCTTGGCTTCGGTGAGGTTCCCTTCGTCTGGGCCAATGAAAATGCCTGACGATTGGAACACGCGCAGCCACGCCTTGTTGACGTTTTTGAATCGACCTTGGCCAAAGCCAGCATCGACCTGCAATGCGACAGGCAGGGTTTGCAGGTCTGAGTCGTATGGCAAACCAACTTGAACCTTTGATGCGGCACGCTCCAAGCTGATCGCGCCACTGGTGACGACCTGCTGTGGATGCACTGCGCCATCGGCCAAGATGCTGACGGTTTTACCTTCGAGCCAAGTCAGGCCGCTGATCGAGTTGCGTGCAAACGACCAAGCGGTCTTTGCAGAGCTTCGCAGGTCTGCGGGTAGGGTACGGTCTACCCTAGCGTGTGCAACCGTGGTGCTGGACGTGCTGGTGATTCTGAGGCGGTACTTCTGGCCGTCAGCCGCCGTCATGACGATGGCATCGTCCACATCGGTTGTGGCAGGGTAGGCAAACTTGGCGCTTGATGCGGTGATGGTCAGGCTTTCGCTTGGCCCCCAAGTTGTGCCGCCAGTCACGGTCATTGTGACGGCCGTGGTGTTTGTGCCATCGTATGTTGCGCCAGAGTCAACAAAGAATGCGTCTTCGATGCTGGCAAATTGGCGAGAGTTCATGCGCTCAACGTAGCGCTTGGTGCTGCCGTTGATGACGCGCTTGACCACAACGTACAGCACGTCCTCTTTACCCTCGGCCACCACGGCGCAGGACTCAAACACTCCATCGGTGTCATGCCAGTGCCACGCGCCGATCTGCTGGTCTGGCACATAGGTCAGGCCAATAAGGTTGCCAGAGGACGACACAAACCAAATCAGAGGCTGCGGAGCCTTTGAGTACGCCATGTCGGTGATGTCGTAGTTGTCGAACAGGTGAGCCGCACGCAACGACAGGTCACCAGTCACGAAGCCGCTTGACTGCCAAGAGTAGCCAAGTTCACGGATGTGGCCACCACGCGCAGCGCAGTACACCAGCGAGTTGTTGATGATGACAGGCTGCACATTCGATGCGCCAACGTAGGACTGTGGGCGCACGGAGATAGATGTCGGGGTGATCGCGTCAGAGTTGACAGATGACACGCGCCATTCAGCAGAGCCAGTGAGCAGCAAGAGCTGGGTCAGCGGCACGATGTGGCGAATGGTGTTGGCCTCACGCGCAGCCACCTTGAATTTGATGCGGTCATCATCGCGCACAGGCAATCCATAGCTGAAGTTGGACTCAGTGCCTGACTTGGTCATCCAAATCGTTTGTGGGTCGTTTGTCGTGCCAGCAAAGCAGCGGCGCTGCTCGAAGTAAGACACCGCACTTGGGTAGTTGCCAGAGCTTTGCAGGTCTGAGCTGTACAACGGAGGTGTCACGCCAAGGTCTGGGGCGATGTTGTCGTCCACGATTGACGTGCCAGTGGTGTTGCCGATGTAGCCGTAGATGCCGCCTTGCAACTTGTAGACGTAGTAGCGTGCAGCGCCTGACACGGCAGTCCAAGAGATGGTGTTGTACGCGCCAGTCACATAGATGTTGGTCGACACGGTGGCCACAGACGATGCAACCGACTGGCCAAACAGGTCATCGGTGAGTGCGGTCACAACGTACTTCACGTCTTGGTAGGTGTCGGTGTTGACAGATGCAGAAGCTGGGACGTACTTTGTCGCTGTCACGCCAGTTGGAGCAGCCAGCGGTGCAGCAAAGCTGATCGATGTCAGCGTCCAGTTGGTTGGGCCAAGGCGCTTCAATTCGCGTGGCGCATAGTTTGGATGAACCAGAGTCAGCACGTCAGCCGACTGCACATAGTGGATGTCGAACAGGTCAGCTTCGGCGTATGGGTTTGTGATCTCGTATGGTGAGCCGCCAGACAGCAGTGTCGCGCCATCTGTGTGGAAGCGAATGTACCCAGCGTTCAGCTCAATCACCATCGTCTGTGTTGTGTTGAACGTGAATGGAATGAGGCGCACCTTCTTGGTGGAGTCCTTGACCTCGCGCACAAAAGCAAATCCAGCGCGGTTCTCGGCTGGGCCTTGAGGTTTGCTAATGAAGTTGCGAAGACGCGCAGCTCCAGATTGGAACTTGTTGTCATCGATGCGGCCAAACATCTCTGGCGACATCTCGCCGCCAGCAAATGATTTTTGAAGCGTGCGGAAGTTAGCCATCAATCGGCTCCTTGTTCATTTGGGATTGAGTAGTAGCGGTCACCGAACTTCTTGACCGTGAAGCCGCGCTCTTCTTCGCCAGCCACAGCTTTGTCCCATGACTCATGGGCTTTGCCTTTGAGCATCAAGTAGCTTTCGTCAGGCAAACCATGCTTGTGCTTTTCAGCGTCAGTGGCTTCGCGCACAGAACCCCAGTGGCCAAGGTTTTCACCTGTGCCTGTTGGCCCCATGCCAGCGGCCATTGCAGCCTCGTAGTCGTAGTCTTGACCTTCTGGGTCAAACTCGTTCTTTGTGTTTGGCTTGTGGACGATTTGAGTGAATGCGGCCGCAGCCAAATCGAGGACAGGTAATGTGGCCATGCTTATCTCCCAGCCATCCAGCCAACGATCTGCTGCGGGTTGGCTTTGCGTTGGTTGGCATCAGACGATGTTGCGCGAGCCAAGTAGCCCTGCATCATGGCTGTGCATCGCTTGGCTTCAGCAGCGCCAGCATCGCCCTTGATGATTGGGCCAGCCAGCATCGATGCCAAGTGCCAAGACAGCGTCATGGTGAACAGTGGCGAGAACTTGGTTGGGTCTGTGATGATGGCCGTGTAGCGCAGCACAGCGTCTTGCTGGTCTGTGTAGATGACCTCAGTGCCGTCTTCCAGAATCTCAGACGAAAAGTCTTGTGGCACATAGCGGCCAGCAGCCACCACAGGCGCGAAGTTGGCCGATGTGAATGGTGTGTCTGTTGGCACAAAGTGCGATGAGTAGTCGTCATTCGCGTCAGGTGGGATGACAGCCAGCAAGTTGGCCACATCAGACGGCAATGCATAGCAGTAGTCCCACTCAGGCCATGCGCTGGTCAATGCAGCGAGCGACACGCGCTTGGTGGCAAAGCCCCATGCGTGCATCTCAAAAAGTGTGTCACGCGCAATCGGATAGAACCGAGCGCAGTGCTGTGATTGTGCCGAGCCTTCAGGCGGCTTGATACTCGACACTGTGGCTGTATCGCCAAGGTGTCCAAGGGCTAGGTTACAAATATCGATTTCGCTGGCCATGTCAGGCTCCTAAGAAAAAGGGGTGACTACGGTTTCCCACAGCCACCCCCGATGCCTTCAAAAAAGAAGAACTACACCGAGCTTATTCTGCGTCAGCAGTTTCAGTCGGTTCAGCCGCTTCGCCTTTTTTCCACTTCTTAGTGGGTTTGGCGGGGGCATCTTCCTCTTCGACCAATTCTAGGTTAGTACCCAGTTTGCCTTCGTACTCAACGATGTCGCCTTCCTCACGGATGGCGTTGTTGATGAAGGACTTTGCTAACACGCGACATTTAGCCATGATGCAGTCTCCTTAAATTTAAGCAACAGTGAAGCCAGAAGCGTAGAACTTCTTGCCGTCTTGGATAGTCTCAACGAAGTCGCAAGTCACCTTGCCAGTCGATGGGTTTGTACCAGTCACATCATAGTACGCACCCAAGTAACGCTTGCCCAAAGAGGCAACTTGAGGAGGAACCACAACAACGAACTGAGCGCCAACAGTCAAAGCAGCCAAAAGCTGGCTCTGCATAGACAAGATTGTGGGAGAAGACAAGTCTGCGTTGGCAGAGCTGATGACTTCAAACAAGATGCTTGTCAAGTTGTTGAATGCTTCAGTCACAGTGAACACGGCGTACAAAGGCTTGCCTTCACCGATGTCCTGTGCAGTCAACAGGTCGATGGTGTTGGTAGAGGCTGCGTCACCAGTGATGGCTTGTGCTTCGGAGACACGGAGGAGTTTATCGGTAATCATTTGAATTTCCTTTCAGGGTTTGAATGGAGGAGGCGTTAGCCCCCTCCTGAGTTTTAGCTGACAACAGATTCAGTGTTCAAGATCGCGTCAACACGGCGCAGAGGAACGCCCAAGAACGACAACCAGCTATATGGTGTGCCGAACTGAGACAAGCCCTCATTGATCTTCAAAACGTACTGGCTCTTGTCCATAGCTGCAACAGTCAAACCAGAGTGAACGGTACGGTTCATGTAGAAAGCTGCGCGGCCCATTGCCATGTTTGGAATGCGATACAAAGCGCGAGCCATCAATTTGATGACAGCGGTTGCAGCGGTAGAGGCTTGAGTGCCAGTCTGGCCAACCAAGTCGCTCACATCGATGTTGGCGATGCGAACCACATAGCGCCAGTCTTTCACAACAAGACCGTTCTTCCATTGGTAGCGAGTAGCGTAGGCTTGCAAGCGAGTGCTATCGCTGTTGTACACGGTTTGCTCGCCGAGGTCTTCGTGAATCAAACCAGCCTTAGAACCTTTAGGGAAAGGGCAGTACACAGTGTTGTCACCCCACACCACCAAGTAGATGGATGTGTTGTCAGAGCCAGAACCACCAGCGCTCAAGATGTTTTGAGCGTTAGAAGCAGACAGGCTAGAGTAGCGAGCGGCCAAACCCAAGAATTGCTTGGGGTCAGTTGCTGGGTTGCCGTAGAACAAAGTCGTGGCTTGAGTCTGGTTCATAGCTTCCAAGAAAGCTGTGTCTTCAGACAAACGGAATTGAGCGGTGTTGCCGTTCAACATTGCCAAGTCTTTGTCGACTTCAGAGCGAGCTTCCAAGATGCCGCAAGCCTCGTCCACTTGAGCAGTGGTCGATTTGCTGTTTGGGATACCTTGGTTCAATGCACGCCAGTAGACGGTGGGCAAGCCAGTGCGAATCACAACGCGATCACCAGTAGGCAAGTTGCCTTCTTTGAACACGCAGTCTTCGAGAATTTCGTTCGATTGCGAGAGCAATTCTGCAACGATTGGAATGCGACCATCGGGGTCGGTACGTTTGGCCCAATCGGCCAAGGTCAGGGAGGTAGTAGCAAGAGTTGCCATTTTGATTTCCTTTTAAGATTGCTGATTTGAATAGAGTGCCGAGGCTTGATCGTTAAACGATTTGGGCGCACCGCGAGGGTTTGCACCAGTCGTTGAACCAACAAACTTGTCTTCACTGATTGCCTTGCCAGCTCGGTACATAAACCGAATCACTTCGGGGTTATTTCCCAAGCCAGACTCATTAAGCAGCGTGCGTAGTTCGGGAGTGCCAAAAGAGTCCAGAGCTTTCTTTGCAACAGCCAAGTTTTCGTTCAGCTTTTCGCCTCCGAACTCTTTGTCTGTTTGCGCTGATTGCGCCCAGTCATTCTTGATACTCTCAAACTGCTCCATTTGACGTTGAGCCAATGTTGGCCCCATCTTGTCGAGCAGTTTCTGCGCGGCTTCCTGCGACAGATTGGCTTCTTTGGCAACCTCCGAAAATGCGTTCAGCGTTTCGGAATCGAACTCTTTGCCTTCGGGGGCTTTGAACTCGTATTTTTCAGGCGCACCTTGAGGTTTGCCTTCCGTGTTGCCATCAGCAGCCCCATCCTTTGCACTGTCCTGAGTGCTAGTCTGGTTCTGGTCAGCATTGGCTTGCTGCTGGTTCGCTGTCTGCTCTCCACCTTGCGGCGTAGTGCTGGCAGCGTCTTGCGATGAGGCCGTACCTTCAGTGGTCGTTGCGGCTGTGTCCGTCATCAGCGATTCCATTGGATTGCTCCTTGAGTAGTTGCATGTAAAGCTCTGGGCAGTGAGCGTGAAGCATCGCTAACATGCGGTTGCCAAAGTTCCTGTTACCTTCTGCGAATGCCATTTGCATCGAGTTGGTGTTGAACGATAGCCTGTACACGCCTGATTGCTCCAGAAGTCGACCGATGATTCGGCGACCCCTCCGACTGCCCATGAGCCACTTGAGGTCAGCTTCTTCGTTCTTGGCTGCGTTGCGCTCGCGAATCTCTTTTTCGGAGACTTTGCGCTCTTGCGCTTGCACATCAGTTGGGTCGTAGCTGTTACTCATGTTGTCAATCTATCCACAGTGCTTTGTATTACGGTCACCATCAAGGGGTATCGTTCTTGATGAGGATGCCCTCAATCTGAATGCCGACCTGCGATGTGGCGCTTGAGCTGCATTGCCATTGGCAATCAGTCTTCTCGCCGTAGCCGCGCTGGACTGTCTTGTCTGAGATGTAAGAGCCAGTGAATGGAACCTGCAAAACAGCGCGAATGATGCCAGACGCATTGATGGTGTAAGACCTGTAGTTTGTGATCTGGTTGTTGCCTTGGCTGGTGTAGGCATTGACCTTGGCCAAGTAGAACGTGTGGCCAGCAGGTACGGTGTAGACCGTCATCGCACTTGTGCCAGCGCCAACGGCAATCTTTGCATAGACCTCAGTCTTGCCGCTGTTACCAAGGCTGATTGCGCCAACAGGGTTCACGCCATCGATGACAGTGATGCCATTGATGCGCTTGTACTCATTGACTGTTGTGACACCAGTTGTGCCGTTTGTCAGCAGCAGGTCTTCACTAAGCATGTTGTAGTCAGCATCAAGTCCATTGATTTGAATCAAGACGTTGGTGTCTGACGCGCTAGAACTCCACAGCAGCATCGTACCGTTTGATGGGTAGACGTATGCCGTGTTGTTTTCCCAGATTGGGATGAAGGTTGAACCAACGGCAGACTGATACCCAGCAATGTTGAGGCTGGTGTGATTTTTCACCAAGCCTCTGGCCACATTTAAAGCCCACGACTCGACCTTGCCGTTTTCGGTCATCGAGGGGTAGTGGACTGGTAAGCGCATCAGTTGCCGCCGTACAGAGCGTTGGAGATGTTGTCGATGCGAGTGCCTTCGCTGTCGTCACCGTAAAGCGACTTGGCCTTGTCTTGCTTTTTGCTCTCGCCGCCAATTTCCATGTCGGTGATTTGCAAGCACATGCGAGACTCAGCATCGCTGCCTTCGTACTGGTTTGAGCTGACAGACTTCACCACCACTTTGGCGGTAATCATCATTTCAGTGCCAACCTTGGGCAATGCGGTGATGCCCAGCTTTTCCATCGAGCCGTCATCGAGGTCGATGCTCAAGCCGTATGGGTAGCTTGGTTCTGCGATCTTGTCGCCGTTGTATTCGCCGCGCTCTTCTTGCGACATTTTCATGTTTACGAGTGACATGGTGTTTCCTTATGCGAGGCGGTCAAGTTTGAACAGGTTGCGTGCGAGCTTGTCGAGGATGTCATCGATCAAGTTTTGGATGTGTGACTCACCACCCATCAATGCGCGGTTGGCTTCGATGTAGTCGTAAATCTTGCGAGCTTCAGCAGAGTAGCTGCTCACGTCAACACCCTTGAACTCGACAGCTTGCTTGGTGCAGCCCATCCAGCTTTCGGCCAAGCCATCGAGGCCATCTTCCAACGCGCTGTATGTGTCACCCAAAGCCTCATGCGCGGCAAAGCTGCCAGCGCCTGTGGTCATCAGGTGAACCTTGTGCAGCGTGTCCACGGCCACAAGCAGCTTCTCGATGAATGCTGTCGCATCGGCGCTGTTGCCGTACTTGTCGTTGCTGCCATACAGCAATGTGCTTTTCGCCATGATGATTTCCTTTAGGGTGTGTTGTAGCCAGAGAACATGTCCATCACGTTTGTCAACGCGCTTGGCTCAGTTGTGGTTGCGCCAGCAAGATTGCGTGCGACCTCTGACTGAGTACGCATGTTTTCTGCCTGTGCTTGTGCGGCTTGCGCCTTGTTGCGAGCATCGCGCACGATGGCCACTTGGTCGTTTGCCACGATGAGCTTGGGGTCAACGCCGAGCATGTCAGAGTAGGCATCAACCCACTCGTCAGCATTGAACTTGTCAAGCACGTCAGGCTTGTACTGAGCCACAGCGCCGAGGTTGCCAACGAATCGGTCAACGCCGTTTGTGCCAATCGCACGCTGGGCTTGAGCAAGCATCGACACAAACTCAACATTCAGCTCCATGCCCTGCATCTCTTCAGGTGGTGGAGGCAGCACGCCAGCTTCAAGCATGCGTGTGAACGTGGTTTCGATCAGCGGGTCGAGCAGCTCGTTGTGCAGACGCTCAAGCACTGGGCCAAGCATCAAGAGCTTCTCTTCGTGGCGCTCGGCAACCTCTGTCGCAGTCATGCGAGTGTCGGTGGCGTTGGCCAGCATCAAGAACAGGTCGGCGTAGAAAGCGCCACGCACGCGCTCGCGACAGTCTTGGATGTCCATGAGCAAATGGTCAAGGTTCAGGTTGACCTCGAACATGGACTTGATGCCGCCGCTTGGGCTGTTTGCGTCAACGAATGTGATGCCGTTGGGCAATCGCTCAACGTCACGGTTCTTCATCGAGGTTGGAACCTGCAACGGTGGCATGGTCTGGTAGTCAATCGCTTGAGCTTTGCGGAGCTGCTCATGTTGCAACTGCTTGATGTCGCCAAGCGCTTCCATCGCTGGGCTGTTGCCGTAGATGTCGCCGCCAGCCGTAGCCCAACGAGGCACGACAGCAGGGAACTCGCGGAAGCCAGACTCGCGCAGGTACTTGTCTTTCTCGCCGCCAATCTCGAAGTAGTACGAAGCCCAAGGCATGTTGAGCGCGTCCCTCTTGTTGATGTCGCGATCAGCGCGTGGCTCGATGGCGTGAATGATTGGAATCCAAGCATCCAAGCTGCCACGGTCATACAGGTTTTGTACGGTCTTGGAGCATTGCTTGTAGCCGAACTCTTTGACGATCTCGCCCACGGTCTTTTCAAACTCGCGGTACAACGTGCAAATCTTGCCTTGATAGTCTTGCGCCACGCAGAACTCACCTGTTGTCACTGGGTAGTGATGGATGATGTTTTGGTAGTCTGGCAAGATGATCGATGCCGCAGTGCCAAAGCCACCCAGCTCTTCGTAGATGCCGTGCAGTGCGCGGTATGTGTTGGAGCGCTGGAATACCATGCCCATGCGTTTTTGCACGTCATCAAGCCACAGCTTGACTGGCATGTAGTTGTTCAAGTCTGGGTCAGCAGTGCCAAGGCGAAACCAAGGGCGAGCTGGTGACGTTGCACCTGCCATCATGCCAGCGCCTAGAACACGCAGTGCGCGTGTGCCAGTGTTGTCATAGATGTTGTTGTGTCTGCGCCAGCCCTTGTCACGGTCTTGGCGAAAGTAGCGGCCGTTGCGCGGCAGCAAGTAGGTAGTGATCTCTTGCCAGTGCGCCCACCAAGATGCACGCTCGGCCTTTAGCTGACCCCATCGGGTGAACAGCTTATCGCGCTCTGGCGCTTGGGGATGCGAACCTGCATCGCTGGTGAATTGGCTCATGGTTTAACCGCCCAACAATGTTGACTTACCGAGAGAGAGGTCTTCTTTTTTCACGCCCTGTGGGCCTGTGAGCATTGTGCCAGCCGAGCCGCCTTGCGAGCCTTGTTCGGCAGCTTGTTGAATGCCAGACACATCGGGAGCCTTTTGGCGTGCCTTGTTGATGTTTTGCTCAGACGTTTGTTGCTGCTGTTGAGCTGCTGTCTTTGCCTCTGTTTGAGCTTGACGTTGCTGCTGCAACGCTTCGTCCTGTTTGTCTGCCGAACGCTCGCCGTTGTAAATCGTGTACGCCGTTGCTGTAACTGCCGCGACTGCTGCTGTAACGCCCATATCAAATCTCCTTGCTGAAAATGATGTCCTGCACTCCATACCCCATTTTCGGGATGATTGTGGCGAGAGCAGTTTGTTCCTTTGCATGCCACAGCATCAACTTAGCACCGCGCTCTTTTGCGAACTTCTCGGTGGCCTTGATGAGCTGCAACCCCAATCGACCTGTGCGCTTTTCTTTTGCGACAAACAACAGGTCGTTCGAGCAAACACACAAATCAGCATAGTGGAGGTGCTTCATCACGAAATTGACGGAGTACCCAACCATCTGTTCACCAGCAAAAGCAGCCAAGATCAAAGCAGCGCCTTGCTGCTCCATCCTGCGGTATCGCTCTTCATCAGGCTTGAGAACCATGACCCGCTTATTCAAAGCGATCTCGTCCCAATGCTCCTCAAAGAGTTGACCAGCGTGCGCCAGCATTTCATCGACAGTGGACTCGCGGATTTCGACTTTCGACACCCCACTATTTTTGGCCACGTTATCGGTTTGGTGTTGCGATACGGTCACCGTTGGAGTGTCGAACAATGGACTGACTGCATCGATGATGATGTGAATGCGGTCTTTGCCTGACTCATTGATGGCCCAGTGCGTTGTCTTATGGTCAAACCACCAAAGCTCGCTTGGCTGAAATGTTGCGGATTCATCACCAGCCACCAAGGCATTGCCATCGCCTCCAGTCAGGCACAAATGGAATCGGCTGAAGTGGTCGGCATACGCGCCCTCATCAATGTGTGGCGTGAGTTTGCCGCCAGCCTTGAGCTTCACAATGAGGATGCGGCCAAGCTGCTCGACCTTGAGCGTTTCATTGATGATCGGCCGAAGTAACGCACCAAGCTCTGGGTCAAGCGCCATGATCTCATCGCCGCAGTCCAAACTGCCCAAGTCATTGAAGTACATCTCAGGTGTGAAAGCGCGAGGCCCACGGATGTAGATGCACTGTGTGTCAGCATGTGCAGAGCCTTCGTATGACTGTCGAATGGTCACCTTGTCCCACAACTCAGGGTTGCGATCAATCGCGTCAACCAGCGGCTGCACATCAAAGCCTTGGCCAATCAGTTTGAAATTATTCATAGGGGTTGTATGCCTTTCGTTCATAGGGGTCGTAGTTTTCTTCGGCGTGGCTCTTGTTCATCGAGGCAACCAGTGAGCGCTTGGGCGTGTCCATCAGCGCCAAGCACAGCGCAGAGCCATAGTCTGGTGAGCGGCCGATCTTGTCCAAGATTTCCTCGCGGCTGGCCACTTGGATGGTGCTGCCTACGAGCTTCCACGTTGGCGCACATAAGTCACCAAGAATCTCAGGCTGCGGTGGCAAGGCAATGCCAGTGTTGTTGGCTGGGTCAAGCGCCTCACGCATGCGCCACCACAACTCAGAGCGCTGGTTCTTGAAGCGCAGACGGCCAGACTTGTCGAGGCCCAGTGCGCTCTCGGCCACGTTCACGCCCAGCACCTGCTGGCCCATCTCGTTCAAGAAGTCGTATGGGCTTGAGCCAACGCCAATCACGTCAATGTGAATCGGTGCGCGGTCACGCGCTGCTGCCACCACCAAGCCAGCCACGGTTGGGCCGTCAGGTGTGGCCGTGCCAGCGTAGGTCAGGCACTCATCGAACCACATGTCATGGCGGCGAGCGATGATGGTCTTGTCCTTGCCGCCGCGCGCCACGTCCACGCCGACTGAGTCCATTGGCTTGAGCTTGTCAGGACGCTTCCAGCGAGCTTGTGCAGCCTCGACCCATGCTGTGGGTATGACTTGCCAAGGGTCGTCCTCCATACCCGCTGAGAAGTCGCCGTTGAGCATCTGTGAGCGCAGTGGCTCTGGTAGTGATTGCAGTGTTGCCATGTAGCCAGTCCCAAGCAAGTAAGGGTTGTCGCTGATTCGCGAAGGGATGAAGGTGCGCGACATGGGCTTGATGATCTC